TTTAATCGACCCACAATTACTATATAATGACCGTTCTGGATTTACAACCATGTCCAATACAACTACAAAAGAAGGATTTAAAACGGACTGTGGGAAACAAAAAGAACAGGCGGAAGAAGATGTCATTAAATACTCTCATATTATAAAAGACCAAATCTATCGAATATTATTCTTTCCTATTGTCATTCATATCTTTTATAATATTTACTTTATGTTTTGTTTTAAAGATATACTCGGAAACAGAATTCCGTTTATCGATATCGAAAAGGATTATTATGAACCGTATTTGAAAGAACAATTTGATTACTTTCTAGGAATTGTCATTAAACCGGTTTCGATTCTTAGATTCGGATTAGATTTTATAGCAAAAAATAAAATCTTACGATATATTAATGATAATGTTCCGTATGTAACCTATATTTTCTTATTTGTAATAATACAATCGATTGTTGAAGGAATCGGTAAAAATATTATTCTTATCATTGGAGAGTTATTAACAGGAAAAACTTCTCCGGCTATTAGCAGTGTGTTCGCTATAGGAGTTATGGCATATTACTTTTTTAGACAATTCGTGGATAGCTTCAAAGGTTGGTCGGATATGTTAAAATCTCAGCCGATTTCTGGTTCAATTAAATTTCTGATATATTGGATTATTAAAATTGTGGTTAATTTATTCATTTTTCCTGTCGGGGCTTATCTATGTAATGTGTATTTTATTGTGTATATGATTTTTGGAATTTTTATAAGTCAGGATAAGGATGTATTTGATGTATATCAGGATATTTTAGATATGGTTCTTGATAAGGTATATGGCCTATATGACCCAGTATGTGGAACGTATAGTATGTTTTGGTGGTTTATACAGCAAATATCAAAGTTCGGGGTTTTATATCTATTTGAGTTTACAATCTATCTTATATTATCAAGTGGTATGTATGAATACTATAAACATGTAAATAATGTAAATGTTCAGTCATTCTTTGCAATATTAAATTTCACCGGGATGGTCATTCTTGGAATGTGGTGTTTTATGAAATATATTACGACGGTTAGAGACTTGGATAGTAAATATAGTGTCGTCAATATGAATGAAAAGAAAGAGCTTGATAAGAAGAAAGAGGAACGCGTAAAGAATGAAATGCCGAATGTTGCCGCAGAAAAAGAGAAAAAGGAAGAAGAAGAAGAAAAAAAGAAAAAGGAAGAAGAAGAAGAAGAAGGAGAAGGAGAAGAAGGAGAAGAAGGAGAAGGACGAGAAGGAGAAGAAGAAGAAGGAGAAGAAGAAAAAGAACAATTACTACCACCAAATAGTAACACTTAAAGAATTGTCTAGTATAACATCATTCTTCTGAATCGATATTATACATTTGTAAAATTGAAACGCTATTTTCCATATTCCAAGACATATATATTACCAAAATGAATAAGTATAATATTTATGAAAACCTCGATTCCGATGACTCAAATGACGCCGAGAAGACTACTCAGAATGAGAAACGAAAAGCTTCTAAAAAACTGAGAGAAATCGAACTCTTAGAGCGGAAAGAGAAACTTACTACCGCCGAAATAGAAAAAATAAACATGAAATCGAAATGGACCAATATTTTATATCCGATTCAAGATGTAAAATTGCCCGACGAAGAATGTAAAACCAAGCAACAAGCCCGACATATGGAAAGAGAGAAAAAACGCGAAAAAGAAAAAGAGAAACAGAGAAAAGAAGACGAACGTAGAGAAAGAGAAGCTGAACGAAGGGAGCAAGAACGGGCCAAATGGGAAAAAATACGAAGAGAAAAGGAAAAAGAAGCGAAAAGAGAAAAGGAAAAAGAAGCGAAAAGAGAAAAGGAAGAGATTCAAAAAATATGTAAACTAGAGAAAGAATTCAGAGATGAATTGGCGAAAACTGGCGATGGCAATGTGAATCGGGTATTTAGGATATTATCTCTCAAATACCATCCGGATAGAAATATAAATAAAGAAACAGTGGAGGATTCGGTCGAGAAGCAAAAAATACTTGGCAATATTCGAGAGAAATACCTTCTAAAACAATAGTTAAACGAACCATGAGAAAAACTTTATGCGTTTCAATATCAGAATTTAGTAAAATAAAAACTAAATATATATATATATATATATAATGAGTAAATAAGGGATTAAAAAAGATTTAGAAGTTGTATTAGATGTCGTAAACGACCCAAATGAAAAAAATATAAACAACGCTTTATCACGATTTCTTCCAACATCTAATTTTTTTGTTTTTAGTAGAAGATATTCATGTGATAAAAGCGGGAGTTGCAAATTAATAAAAGCATATATGTATAAAGTATTAATAGATAATATTGGTCATCTTATTGATGGTCCTAATAAAGAAAAATTGACTAAAAAATGTCATGACCATCTAAAAAAAGCAAACCTTAGTGATACAGCTACTTCTCAAGATATATATGGAAATATCGATGACAACGATAAAATAGAATATCCATTGATTGAAAAGATCAATGTTCAAACAACCAAAAACGAAAATAATAAAAAAAACAAATCAATCAAATCAAGACGACAACTAAAAACATCACAAAACATAAAACTATACCGCTTCAAATATGTTGTTGATAATGCGTTTGGAGACGATACCAAGTATACCCAAAAAGAAGAACCAGACGAACAAGAAGAACAAGAAGAATCAGACGAACAAGAAGAACAAGAAGCAGCCAGACAACGAGAAAAAGAAGAAGAAGCCAGAAGACAACGAGAAGAAGAAGCCAGAAAACCACGAGAAGAAGACCCAGAAATAGAAAATTTAAGAAAACAATTTCAAACAGAGTTTAAAGAATTAAACGATGCCGATAAGGCAGACAAGAAGAAAGCATTATATAAATTATTGCGGAAATACCATCCAGATAATAATGTAAATGTAGATGGTCGTATCAAACCATTATACAATGCGTTCACTAGTCAACTTAATGATTATAATACGGAAAAAAGAATAACCGCCGCCGACGGTGGAAGAAAGACACGACGCAAAAAGAACAAAAAAAGAAAATCCCGAAAATCAAGAAAATAAAATTGTAAAATTGAAATCTTTTTTTAGAAAATTATAGAAATGTATGAATTATACAACCATGAAGTTGACCTCAGATATTATCGGGCATATTGTCGAGTATTCGGGAGACAGAGTCGCACTATGGACACTACGCGAGTATATGGCTCCCCGTTTATATAATAATCTTCGATTATATAAACGACGTCGTCTTATTTACGGGGAGGTACAGTCCGGAAAAACCGCATCTATTATCGAGTCCATCCAGAATCCCCTATACGAGGGGCTATATAAAATCGTCATTCTCCAGAACTCGATACTTGTCATGAACCAATACTTACATCGGTTACGTTCCGCCGGAATCGACTTTCAAATCGTTAATCGTAAGACGCAAACTATCGAGAAAGACGTCATTCTTCTTATGAATAACAAATCGAGGTATGCGCGCTTTCTAAAAGCGTTCAATATAGACCGACCATCAAAAAAATACGTGCTGTTTATGGACGAATCGGATTCGTATAGTCGCGGTCAACATCCCTTAGCCACCAGTTCGGTCCACGAATACTATGTTACCGCGACGCCATTTCATAAACTATACAAAACTCCAGGATTCTTTCATACGATTCATCGAGTCGAGACTTCTCAGCAATATAAGGGACTGAATAATATCACTATCGAGTATAATGACGCGTCCGTAACTACGATTGTACACCAGTTCTATGAAGAGGTGAGTAAGAGAGGAGAAGGAGAGAAAGGGATGATGCTAATCAATGCGTTTCAGAAAGTGACCGAGATGGTCGATATCGGACTAGCGTTAAGCCAAAAATTCAAAGAGATTGTATTTGTGACCTTGAATTGCGAGCGCAAAATAATATTTCGAGGCAAATCGCGGAAACTAAAGCCGCAGCCTATCTCGGATCTAATCGATTTACTCAATGACAAAGGAGAAAAATATATCGTCTTTATCGCAAATCGCATGTCGCTACGCGGACTCTCATACTGCTCGTCAGATTATACGAGACATTTGACCCACCAGTATAGCGATTTGTCGCTTGTATCAGTTACGAGTGCGCTTCAGCGAATGAGATTGTTTGGGAAATATATCGATAATCATCCGATTAAATTGATTGTACCGAGTTCGAATCAGAAGATGATAGAGAAGATGTTTGATAATTTAGACTTGAAATTTGAAATTAATCGAGAGCTTTCTTGAGAAAAATCCAGAAAAATCCAGAAAAATAAAAAAACAGGGACTATCCCTGTTTTTTTATGGGAGTACAAGATTCCAGACTGCCGGGTTCGAACCAGCGACCTCAGGATTTACAGTCCTACGCTCTTCCAACTGCGCTAAGTCTGGATGGATGGATGTGTACTTGTATATTCTTTGGTATATTTCTTTATATCATTTCCTACGATATTGAATAAACGATTATATTATTCGCGTAGAAACCGAATAAAGGAATTCGCACTATAATCCATAAATCAATAGATTATTTAGGAAATGGGAAAGACAAAATCGCATACCCCTGTATTAAAAAAGAAATTCTATCCCTTCGTATCTGTATGCACGCCTACATTCAATCGTCGGCCATTTATTCCTATGATGCTCGAATGTTTTCGAAACCAGACTTATCCTAAAGACCGCATGGAATGGATTATCGTCGATGACGGAACCGATAAAATCCGCGATTTAGTTGAAGCCGCAGGAATAAAACAAATCCGTTATTTCGACGTAGACGAGAAGATGTCTCTAGGAAAAAAGCGCAACTATATGCATTCTTTCGTGAAGGGAACGATTATTGTATATATGGACGACGACGATTATTATCCCCCAGAGAGGGTCAGTCATGCGGTAGAGAAGTTGACTGAAAATCGTCAGGCAATGTGTGCGGGTTCGAGTGAACTATATATTTATTTTAAGCATATTAAACAGATGTATAAGTGTGGACCGTATGGTCCGAACCATGCTACCGCAGGAACATTTGCTTTTAGAACCGAGTTATTAAAAGATTCTAGATACGAAGATAGTGCGGCTTTGGCTGAAGAAAAACATTTCCTAAAGAACTATACGGTTCCATTCGTTCAATTAGACCCTATGAAAGCGATTCTAGTATTTTCCCATAATCATAATACGTTTGATAAGAAAAAGTTGTTAGACAATGCGCATCCAGATTATTTTAGACCTTCGCCTAAAACGGTCGATATGTTTATTCAAGAGCCGAAGGAGGCATGGATAAAGGAATTCTTTCTAGAAAAGATTGACGATATGTTAGCGGGGTATGAAGCGGGCGAGCCGAAAATGAAACCGGATGTTCTAAAACAGACCAAGGAGATTGAAATGGAACGCGCGAAAATGATGGAACAAAATCAAGCGAATTCTCCGATTATGATGAGTAAAGACGGAGAGCCGCCTAAAGCTCTCACCAATCAAGAGATTGTGGGTATAATTAATGCGCAGAAAACGGATATCCAGAATCTAGTGAAAAAGAATGAAGAGTTACAAAATATCATTATTCAATTACAGCAACAGATGATCCAAATATCATCGGGAAATCATTCACAACAGTCAATGAATCGTATAGAAGAACAAAATAAAGTTTTAGAAAAGAAACCTATCGATGTTGTATTCGAACGTTCCAAAACAGAACCCGAGGTCATCCTATAAAGCTACATGTGCCATTTCATATACACGTGCCATTTCATATACACGTGCCATTTCATAAATAAACCATCATTATTTATTTATGAAACTATTCTATTTATTCGTCTTCATCATCACTATCTTCTTCTAAAATAACTTCTTTTTTGATATTTTTATCTAAATAGCGATACAGACGTTTAATATCTAATTTGCTAATATTATATTCTTCAAAATTCGGATGATTATTTTTTAAGATATTCTCTCCATATCTCAATCTTAATTCTTGAAACATACTCACTAAATCTTTTCTATCCATATCTAATTTTTGACAAAGGTCGTAGATAAAAATAGAATTATTATATTCCGTCGAATATTTCGTCAATACTTTCGTAAATCGTATTTCTTCAATCTTTTCTCTAGGACCAATCGTTTCGTGATAAATTTTATTATTGTAAAACGTTTTTATCATAGAACTCATTTCGTTAAACTGCCATATTTGATTCTGGAAAGTAATTCGGTCAATAAAATCGGCAAAACAAATATTATCCAGAACTCGATTATAAAATGGAACACTTTGTTCTTTCGGAATATGTTCGATTTGGTCCACTATATTTTCGTGCCATAAAAGAGCGATAATCGTTCTATCCGTTTCATTCATCGATTGATTATGTTGAGATAAATCGATTTTATTATGTAATAAACGCTGTGTAGTCTGTTTTGAATCATCATTATACGATTTCATATGAAAAATACTATTTATCATGTCTTCATTTAATAAATGCGGATTCTTGTTATATATTTTTGTTAAAAATGTGAGTTTTCTTAAATCGCCCTGTATATATTGTACCAATTGTCGTTTCATAGTTGATTCTATGGAAATGAAT